GTAATTTGCGTGCTCAAGCTGTTATAGCTGGTCTCTCCATCTTGCGCGTTCTGACGACAGGGCAGGGACACATGCATGCAGCTTTTGCCGCGACGCGCGCCGCTCTAGAGGGCTTTAACCAGTACGTGGTTGAACCCACGCTCAACAAGGAGGGGGCTCCGGAAATTGTTGCACAGAGCGCATTTGAAAAGCCCATTTACGCCGCGGGTACTGTGGCACTAGTTGTAGCCCTTGTTGGTGTGTCATGGAAGAAGGCCGCCGATATTTTCGATGGAGCTCAGAAGTTTGCTGACAAGGTTAAGAGTTTCGAGGGATCCCAGAAAGGTTGGCGCTCCTTCGTTGACGCCTGTACCAAGGGCTTGGAGAATGTCGTGAACTTCATTAGGGGTTGCTTCGGCGGTAAGCCGATCAAACTCAAATCCGACCCGTACTTTTTCCTTGAACAGTATGTGGCAAAGGTGCACTCGCTGCGCGATCAGTTTTACAGCGGATTGCGAGATCAGTCTGTGTTGCACCAGTGCAACGAGCTTTACGCTGAGGCCGAGAAGGTCATCAATGAGCTTAGAGCCAGTGGGGGCACGGACCTTCAGATCCGTGATGTGGTTGAGTGCAAACGCGTGTTGAACCTAATGATGGTTCACCTCGGCTCCATGAATGTTTACTGTAGTGGTCAGCGCACCACGCCTGTCACTGTGCTGCTGACTGGAGCACCCGGCATTGGCAAAACAACTCTCATGAACTGGTCTTGGCCGGTCGTTGCCTCACGAGTGCTCCCGCGTGATAAACTCGATGATTTCCTTAAGAATCGAGGCAATTTCATGTACTCATACAACCAGAAAGATCAGTATTATTCCGGTTACAAGGGACAACAACACATGCTCATTGATGAATTTGGGTTCATTCGCGATAGCGCGACTGGTGAGTCGATCTTTTCAGAGCTGATCATGCTCAACAACAATAACCCTTATTGTTTGAACATGGCGGCATTGGAGGACAAGGGTAAGTATCACTTCCGTTCAGAGTTTGTGTGGCTCACGACCAATCGTGAGACATTCAGGCCAGACCAAATGCCGAGCATTCAGGAACCACAAGCCGTTCTCAGGAGGCTCGACTTCGCTTGGTGTGTTTGTGTGAAGCCCAATTGGGCAACCAACGATACCGCGAGCGGCCCACCACAAAACCGCCGCCTTGACAAGGAAAAACTCCGACAGTACATGCTGAACCGTGCCAAGGGTCAGCCAGCTTTTCCGCATTTAGTGCTTCACAAAATGACGAGCGTTGAATGGGGCAAGCTGGATGAGCGCGAGTACTCCGTCGACGAGTTTGTTGACAGTGTTGTACAACAATATGAGTCAAACAAACGCGAGGGTATAAACATGCTGGAGATGGTCCAAGAGTCGGTCGATGAAATCGTCGCCTCACGTTTGTCCAGCGAGTATCAAGGCCTGGCTGAAGATGTGGAGAAGATGCTCAATGAGGACGTTGATCTGCGTGTGGGCAGTGTAGCGGAGGCACGCGGCAACCTCAAGTACGC